TCCGTTAATAACAAGGTGTCCATTGCTAATTACTGCAAATCCACTATCATTAGTTAGCTGAGAGGTATTTGTAGGAATAGCAGTTTTAAGTGCATAGTCTTGTAGCGTTTTCTCTATATTTGTTCTGATTATGTCAGCGAGGAAACCAATGGAATACCTTGTTGGAATATTATTTGCATCATATGCGATAGAGGTTCCCCCTAGTATCGTAGTACTTTCTAGTGTATCCCACTGTAATGGTGTATCCCAGACATTATCTATTTTGCTATCTACTTCTTTTTTAGAGTAGTAGCTAGAAGGATCAAACTTAGCAGCATCAATAGCACTCTGAGCTGCTGCCTTTGCACTATTAGCTGCATTTGTCTCACTGATTTTTGCATTAGAAGCACTTGTGGCTGCATCAGAAGCCGAAGAAGCAGACGCAGAAGCAGACGAGGCAGCAGCCTCTGCTTTTGAACCTGCAATTTCAGCCCACAACCTAGCAGACGTGCTTCCATTTGGAGCTTGTCCTCTTGGTGCTTCTGCATATCCCCTAGCTTGCTCTGCATAGGAAGATGAGGTTTCTGCACTAGACTGAGCAGCACTAGCGGAAGCAGTTGCTCTATCAGCAAGATACTTAGCTGCCTCAGTCCATTTCTTTGCTGACCTATTGCCAGTTACTCCATCTGGACTCGTATCAGACACAGCCCAGTTCTTAGCAAGCGCTGCCTGATTGGTGGCTTCAGTAGCCTTATCAGTTGCAGTATTCTTTAAGGTGGTCATAGTAGCCACATAAGAATCCCCTGTGTTAGTCAAACGAGTATTCTGGGTATCTCCTGTAGTGGTCAATCGGGTATTCTGATTGTCTCCTGTAGCAGTCAAACGAGCATTCTGAGCATCCCCAGTAGACACAATAGAAGCGTTCTGGGCTGCTCCGGTGTTCCTAAGCTGCGTTAAGAGACTATTTTGATTCTTTGTGATGTAATTAAGATTGACAGCATCTCCGGGTTCTGTAGGGTCTAAAAGATTCTTAATCTTATTGTACCTAGCATCCCAGATGTTATCAGTCCCATCTTTACTAAGACCCCCTTCCTGAGCAAGGTCTGACGTTTCCTCTGCAAGGTGTAAAAGCTGCGTAGACTGTACGGTCATATCTGCTGCTTTTAATACAGAAGCATCTGCCCACCCGACCAGAGGTTTCGTAGTGGTCACTCGATAGATCTTAATTTTAAGACCTGTAGGAGCTACTAAGGTCACCTGACGATCATTTACGGTGTAGTCTTTGCCCTGAGTGAGTTCTTCAATCTTCTCATCAGAAATCAGAGAGACATGTACAAATGCCTTTCTAAGATAGTCAAACGGAAACGAATATTGTGTTTGAGATCCATCACCCTGATAAAAGATCTGAGCTTTTCTTTCGTTACTTATTTTATCCATCTCCTTTATAAAAAAGAATAGTAGGTAGTCAAAATGACTACCCACCATTACTTGTTACTGTCAATCAATCTCTGTGTCTTATTAGTTGCCTTTGACTTAGAAGTCAAGAGTGACTGAGTTTTTGTCTTTGCTTTGACACTACTCAGCTTCTGTGGTTTCTTCTGTGTCTTATTCTTTACCTTCTTCTGTCCCTTAGTGTAGTCCGATCTCTTTTCAGGGAGAGCAAAGTGTTCTTTTGCCATAGAACCAAGATAGGACATACCGAGGTAAGACCCCAGAGGAACTGCCTGAATGAGTCTATCAATATCTTTAGAAGTACCATCACCATTTGCAAGATGATATGCACCCTGACCAGCATTGTAGAGTCTCCCAAACATACCCCATACAGGTGTCTGATTCATAATATCAGTTGTCCTCTTACCCCAAGAGTCATCAGCGGATCTGCTGTTTCGGGTATTATCGACTGTAGTACGATACATAGAGTTACCTGTAGCAGCTTCATAAGCATCGGCTGCAAAGGACAAAGGAGCAGTCATAGACATACGGAAGAACCCAGATTTGAGGACATGTTCAAGATTGCCATTCTTCTCCATATATTCCTGTCTCTTCTGTTCATCATTTGGATAGAACATATAAGACTTAGCTACAGTCATAGCATAGTAAGATGCTGTATTAGTAGCATAGGAATACAAAGCAGCAAGAGCATCATCTCTTTCATGAGACGTTAAGGCTCTCATAAACTGCTGATTCATTGCCTTCATAGTGAAGTCTTTGAACTGGAACCAGAGTCTATGCTTCTCTTTGAATGGTGTCATGTTACCAATAGACTGCTGCTGGATACCTCTCATAGACTCATTATCCATGAGCTTCTTAAACTTAGCAAAGGACATTGGGTCTTCATCCATCCAGTGATCGAGATTGCCTTTTTCATCAATAAGGTACTTTTTGATAGCTTTCTGGACATTATCAACATCCTTCTGGGTATGAATACCAGCTGCTGCTAACTTCTTTTTAGAGAAGGGATTGCGAAATAACCCAACATGCTTACCACTAGCCCACTTCAAAGCATCTTCAATAGCTGCCTGTCTCATAGACTGAACCATTGCATTGGTCAGTTTTGGCATGAAGTTTACAGAAGATGTAATGAGAGCTGCTCTCTTAATGGTTCTATTCGCTGCATCTGCTGCACGCCCACCAAGAGACGGTTTAGGATTATCAGCAGACACTTTATCAAAAATCTGCCGATATACCTTAGAGTCTGTAGAAGCAGAGGTACGCCACCCTCTAGTAGAAATATCTTCTGCATACATCCTTCTAGTGACGTTCTCTACAATCTCAGCTCCATCCTTACCAAGTCGCATGTTCTTAGCTAAGTTACCGAAGAATGGAATATTGTTAGCCAATACCTTCCAACCACCATAAGCAATAGAGCCACCAAGTTCTCCCAGCTGTGCAAAGGTCATGTTGCCACCAACGTTAGCATAGGACAGGCTTCTCAATGTATTAGAGAAAGCATCCCAGCCCTTCTGTTCATTGGTATTATAAGAACCAATACCGAGGATCTTATGAAGACCCATCTGCATTGCTTCAAGTTCTCTGTTACCATCTCTGACTGGAGAGTTCTTAGCAAGCTCCTGAGCAATTTTACTGTAGAACTCTTTCTGTGCCTTAGAGTCACCAATGGTAGCTCTAAGAGCAATTTCACCACTGAGTCTGTTCATAACCTGTGGTAAGAATTCATCAAGGTCATAGCTTCTAATATCTTTATCAAAGCTAAATTCAAGACCATTTTTCAGCTTCATGACCCCGGAAGTATCAATAGGTAAACGATGCTTCAAAGAGTCAGAGAAAGCTGTATATGGGTTATCCAGCCTTGTGTCTTTCAGATCAAAGTTCAGACGAGAGTTATTCTTATCAATACGACCATATGCCCAGTTCTTAGCTGCCTGTTCGAGATGTTCTTCAATCTCTTCTTCTGTAGGTTCTACCCACTGGAGAGGTTTCTTCCCCTTATAGGTCTTTTTCTTCTTTTCAAACTCACGTTTCTTCATCTCAACAAAGTATTTAGCTTCAGCATCTCTATCCATAAAACGTCTAGCATACTCTGTTAGATCTTCCAAAACATCATTCATATCATCGTAGTTACGCCCCATCCATTCATAGAGCTTATCCTCATCTGTGATACGGAAGAACTCTTTAGCGGAGTTGTCGGTGTCGAACTGAGCCAGTAAAGACCCAAGACCCCTTCTACCCCCCAGATTCTCAGACCTCTTCTGCATCTGCTTCATAATATCTCCAGTCAGCTCTTCCATGTCATTAGCAAGACTCTGAATCTCTGGAGAGAACTCTTTGAGCTTCAATGTGTCTCCTCTAGCCTTTGCATTGTAGCAGTCAATAATCTGTTCATTCACCTTACGAATGAGATTGTTTCTTTGAAGACCATTAAAGATACCAAAAGTCTTGTTAATGTACTGCTGTCTCTTATCAAGGAAAGAAATATACTGAGAGTTCCAGCGATCAAGAAGCAGCTGTTTAATGCTTTCAGCAGAGAGACACTCATTATAGTTAGCTTTCATACGAGGGTCATTAAAGAGCATATTAGAAGCCATCTGCATAAGACGAGAATGAGAGTTTCTCATGATACCATAGATATTACCTACGAATGAACCATGTTCCAACCACAGACCCAATCTACCAAAGAAGCCTTGACGCACTTTGGCGCTTTCACCTTTATCAGACACATCATCAAAGACTGTCTGCTGCTTATGCTCCTTAGAGTAGTCAATCTCTCCAAGATCTTCTACAGTCTGGGAAATACCTTCACCATTAGGGTTATCCTTAGAGTAGGTAATACCTTCGACCACATGAGACCCATCTGGCATAGTCTGCACTGGGTCATCCTTATGAATAGCTTCACGAGCATTTCTGACCATGAGCTTTTCAAGATCCCCCTGAGCATTGTCCGCTCTTTCTCTAGCTCTGTTAGCTGTGTCTGGATATATAGGTGTCTCTTTCTCTTTCACAGTATTAGCGTCAACTGCTTCAGAAGACACTTTACTATTAGGAATGGTCTTCTCCATGCTATAGAGGTCTGGATTGAAAAAGGTCTTCAACGCATAGTCTTCAATCTCTTTGTCAGACACATCAGCCTTTCCGTAGTAGGAGATAGCCTGTTTCTTAATGGCTCTATAGAGGGCTGATCTCTTGTCTGGATTATGCTGAATCCAATACTTAAAGACCAGTTCAGGGTTATTACCTTCAGCTTTTCTAGCAGCTGCCCAGAGCTTACTCTTTTTAGGAAGATCTGGGTCAAGAATCATATTGACAATGTTCGTCACATCTTTATTCTTAGCTGCATACCTCTTTAATGCACCAGCAACTGTGTCTGCAACCCACTGATCGGCATCATAGTTAGGGTCGAGCCAATGTTCAATGCCCTTACGGACTTCCATAACAATGTTGTCTTTCTTATGCTTGCTCCCCATATGTTCAATCCAGTAAGCAAGAGCTTCCTCTGGACTTGTAGCTTTACGAGTAGCAGAAATCCAATCTTTGTCTTTGGAGTGCTCCATACGAGCCTTAACGATACCAATGACCTTATTATAGATCTTTGGTTCAAGCATCTGTTTAAGAGCAATATGGACACCAGCTTCATGCATAACAACGCCTGTAAGGTTTCTCTTATTGATCCTCTCACGAATCAATACAGAGACCCCCAGACCCGGTAAACTGAAAGCCTTAGCATCTGGGGCTAATGTTACACCATAATGAGCTGCCCATTTACGAGCTTTAGCTTCCGTAAGGATGAACATCTGCCCATTTTTGATGAGTCTATCAGTAATTGAATCCGGCTCTACAAGGTCGTTGTATGCCTTAGTAGCAGCTTCATTAAGATCCTGTACAGGTTTAGGTTTAGCCTGATCTGCTTCAACTGTCTTCTGTTCCATTGGAGCATAACTATTAGCATTGTCAGCTTCTTCTCTGCTAACATCTACTGCTGATCTTTCAACCGTAGGTTCTGTTTTTCGGAACTGTGTCTCTCCTACAAGAGAAGCACCTTCCTGAGCAACGTCTGGCTCTCTTTCAAGTTCAGCCTTCTCAGCTGCTGCTTTTGCTGCTCGCTCTTTATAGTGAAGATCAATGTCAGTACCTTCCTGAGCAAAGTCATCCATCATATCTCTAGCCAAAGCAGCCTGAGCATTAGGTTTAGCATCCATTCGAGAAGCCACACCTACAGCAGCACGAGTGGTTTCTTCTTCAAGACCACGTTTAGTCAGATCCAAACGTCTAGCCATTTCACCACTACCAGCCTTACCAATAGCACCTGCGACAGCACCTAAGATACCACCAAAGGTCATTGCAGTAGCATAGTCTGGAGTAAAACCACCCCAACGGTTTGCTACAAATCTGTCTGCACCTGCACCAGCCATAGAAGTAAGAGCAGATACTGCCATTCTAGCTGCTCTGTTCTGATTGATGAACTTACCCCCAAGAGCCAACAGACCTCTCATCTTAGCTGCCTTAGAAGCAATAGAGGCTACTGTAGACACATTAGCACCCGGAACGAATGCCAAAAGAATTGTAGGATCCAGAACAGACCCAAGAATAGTACCTACCGAAGAAAGTCCATAGTCCATGCTATCTACTTTTTCAGCTCTAGCACGGTCTTCCTGCTTCATCGCTAAGAGTTCCATAAGAGTCTGTCGGTTACTTGCATGTGTCAAAACATAGTTCTGAGCAATAGAGTCCCCTTCAAGACCCTTCTGGACAAGATCAATATCTTCCTGAGATGGTCTATAGTCACTCTCACCAAAAGCTGCGTAAAGACCCTTATTGATTGTGTCTGCATTTGTGAAGTTAGCCCAAAGGTTTCTTACCACAGACACAGAACCACTATCTACTTCTGCATTTATGAACTTATTGTAGAACTCTTCCCAGAAGGTATAAACCTGTTTAGCCTGTGGAATATTAGGCATCACATACGGCTGTGTCGTACCCCAAGCACCATGACGCACTACAGCTTTATCAATAAAGTCTCCACCATACCAATTATGGACACCTTTATAGTAGCTATCATCTTCATTATCCTGTGGAGTGAAGTAGCCACCTCTCTTCAAAGCTCCAAGATATTCATCAATATTTGTCGCTTCGCCAATACCTGTGTCTGCATACTTTGCAATATAGTGACCAAAGTATTCTGCAAAATCTTCTGGAGTATCAAACATCATGGCATACAGATTACTGTTTGTCATTTTATTTTCTTCACCATTAGGCTCTACCTGAGTAACCCCTGCAAAGTTGTTATTCTCTGTAGCCATACGAGAAGTAAAATCTCCAGACTCATGCTGCCACTGTGCATAAATGTAGTGAGGATCAATGTTATTTGTCCCCAAATCTGCATTCGCTACATCAGCTGCATGCTGTGCCAATTCAAAGTAAGTCATAGATCCTCACCTCCTTAAAATCCATTCCAAGAAACACCAACATAAGAAGCTCTGCGATTGCCTGTAACGGTTACTCCAGACCCTTCACCTTCGGAAGATCCACTATCTCCCTCATCAGAGCTATCGCTAGAGCTACTATCATCACTATCACTTTCACTAGCAGCTGCTTCTTCTTCCGCTGCTGCCTGAGCATTATAATACCACTGATTGCACATATCATAGAACTCATTAAGAGTGTATCCATCACCTTCGTCAAATCCATATACAGGATCGCCGAAATGAATCTTATCATTGACACCCCACCACCATGTAGTGTGCATGCCGGGATTTTCTGCATTGACTTCTGCCACTCTTGCATCCATGAATTTAGTACCAGTACCAAGCTGATCGTCAGAAGCATCAATACCATTGGTGCTATCTGTCTTCTTAGCAAAGACTACAGCTGGCATAGGTCTACCATCATATGCAACATACTTATTAGATAAGACAGATTGCAGAATATGATTAGCTGCATCCTCAGACCCTGTACTAGCTCTAATGTATTTTAGTGCTGTAGCATTAACCTTAGCAAAGCCATCAGAAGAAATTGGTATTTCAACCTTTTCATGCTTTTCACTATCTGCATCAGTAAGTTCAATCGAGTAGTTGTTACTCATAGCATTTGAAGCAAAGTTCTCAGCTGCATCTTTGACCTCAGAGTTCCTAGACATGTTGTCTCGACCAGTGCAGAACATCTGGAAGCCATCTGCGGGGCTACCTTTGAAGTCAATAAGAGCCTGAATAGCCTGAATGTTATCAGACAGGTCTTTACCAAAGTTAGCTTCAAACAGAGCCGGATTAAAGCGATAAAGATCCAGAGCATTCTGTACACTATTAAGGGTTCCAGAATCTGCCATTTCAGATGCAGATGCCCCCAAGATAGCATTCTGGAAATAGTCTTTGTATTCCGAACGCATCCTAGAGTTTGGTGCCCAATACAGAACACCAGCAAAGGTAGCTGTGTCTCCCTGCTTTAGCGAAGATAAACGTCTAGCTGCTGCCTCATATGCCTGATCTGTGGTACAATAAGTATTATCTGCACGATGACGAAGATGATTAGAAAGAGCAATATCAGCATTCTGAGCCTTTGCATTTGCTGCAAGCTGCTTCTGATTTGCTCTAATCTTTGCTTTCTCTTCTGCTTTCTTTTCATTAAGCAGTCTGATTCTGAACTGACCATATTTAGGATTCATCATATGCTGAGCTTCTTTAGGAAGGTTATTGTACCATTTATCAAGAGCATCAACAGTATCACAGTTAATCATAGCTTCATACTGCTTATTCATCCATTCATTTGGTCTAGCCAGAGCTGTGTCTTCTGCCATCTTAATGTATGTATTAAGGTCAATAACATCACCTACATGTACAGGTTCTGTACCATCATCATTGTTGGTGATAATAAGATTTGCACACTGTCTGACTTTATCTGGAGACCCTGCTACCTGAGCAATGTCACCCAAAATGCCTTCCATGAAAGCCTTTCGCACATCAAGCTGCTGAGACATAAGGGTAGACTTATTGATAAGCTCTTGAAGACCATTCATGAAATCTTCTGGACTCTTATCAGTATTCTCTCTGACATATGTAGAAGCCTGAGCCTGAATTGCAGCTTTACCCATAGTCTCAAGACTCTTAGACTTCTCTGCAACTTTCTGATTGGTGATGTTTAAGAGATCCTGTGGGTTAGACTCCCAGAATCCCTTATAGAACTGTTCAACATCATAAGACTCATTTTTGTTATCTTCAAGGAACTTTCTCTTTTCATTCTCATATCTTTCACGTTCCTTATCTGGCTCCTTAACTGGGTCTTGTGCCATCGTGATCTGATACTGCTGAGAGAATTTCTCAGACATGTACTTACCACGAGCCTGTTCAATAGCAGCTACAGCGTATGGGTTATCTGCCAGCTGGAACTGCCCATATTTATTGAGCAACTCGATAGCTGACAACTTCTTCCAGTCATCTTCAGTAGCAGCATTGATGAGAGGTTCGACCTCTACAGTCCTCGCTCTAGCTCTGTCTTCTTCACTGGAAGCATATTTCATGATATTAGACCCAAGACCAGTGACCGCATTATACAGGCGATCCCCAGCCCCGGTCTTAACGATACCCTGAGAATCTACAAGATTCCTCAAGGACTTCTGATAAGTGGCTACTGGCTGTCTAGTGAACTGCCTTTGAGTACCCACTGCATTTTGAGTTATACTAGCCATTTAGCCCCCTATCACTGAATAAGTAAATTGGTCTTTCGTAACTTACCATGTTTGTAATAATTCGTATAGTTAGCCATTGAAGGCAGACCCTGCGAATTGTAGGTAAAGTAAGACCCAGAAGATTTTGTATTTGGACTATGAGAACCCCAGAAGTCGAATGTGCCTCCTTTAGCCTTAGCAGCTGCTGCCTGTGTCTTGTACTCATTGTACCCAGACAAAGCAGTAGAAGCAAGAGACAGAATATCGGAGAACTTCTGAGACCTAGAGATCTCACCCTGTTTCTGAAGTTGTGCAATATAGTCCTTTGTGGACAGCAAAGTAGTCTCTTTGTTCAAATCAACTTCATTAGACTTTCTCTGATAGTTGTCCTGAACAGACGCAACAGACCTAGAAGTGTCTGCTTCAGCTGCTTGCATGAGTCTATTTGCAGTTCTACCACCACCAGCATAACCTTCTGCAATGGCAGCATTGACCTGAGAGTTAAGCTGCATTTGGTTAATGCGGGTCTTAATAATATCGTTTACGGCTGCATCATATGCGTCCTGCCGTTCGATTTCGTAATTCTGAAAAGCGTAGTTCATCTCTTTGGTCGCTCCCTGAGCCTGAGCTTCTAGGTACTTTGCCTGAGCATTGTACTGCTGTCTCATCCCATACGCTTGCATTGCGACCTGAGCTGCTACAGCCCACCAACACATAAACTAACTCCTTTCTATAATAAAATGCCAAAGATCTTTTCTGAATGGGTCTCCCCAGAACTCAGCACCAAGAAACTTTAAGTATTTGATGTGAAGTTCATTCTTTGCATAGACAACATTCGTAATAGCTGGGTAGGCTGTCAGAAGTTGCCTAACGATCTCTTTAGACCACCTAAGAAATTCAATCTTGTGGTCTGCAACTGCATTGGTCAAAAGCATCCAACCAATGACACCTTTAGAGTAAAGACCCCAATCAAGCTGCTCCTGATACCAGTTACCAATGCCAAGTATGACCCCATCACATTTGATTACCCTTACGTCCTCTACATGAGAGATAAGGAAAAACAAATGGTCATCAAAGGGCTTACCAGACACAACCTTTACTTCCTCAGCATCCATTTTGCGAATGTTCTTAGAGAACTCCCAAATGTCTTTTTCTGTAGCTGTATCAATAGTAATCATATCGTTCTCGTCCTCTTAATGTAATTTCCTTCCCATGTGAACCCCATAAGAGACATAGCAGTTGGAGCTTGTGTCTTAATGGATATTCTACAGTTGTCGTTCTTACTCATAACAGGAATGACCATAGACCCAGTTTCCATAGGAATAACGTTCATCTTGTTGTTCGTTGCACCTAAGACTCTAGCTGTATGGTAATAGACATGAGTGGGTCTGTGGTCTTTATGCTCTACATGAACTTCAAAGTAACCAGACTTTGCAAAATTGATCTTCATTCGAGAGATCTGTAATCTGCCTTCATCTTCTGCTACAATGCCAGCTGTCCCTTGCTGCTTAATGATAAGCTGAGAGAACTGTACAAAGAACGTAAAGAGTTCCCCAAAAGTTACCTTCTGTCCTCTTAAATCTCTATTGATGTAGACATTATCGTTCTTTACGTCATTGTAAGAGAACTCATAGTAATGACCATCAGCGGTAACGACCCCATACTTTGCACCTGTAGAGAGATGATTCCCATAAGCATTTCCAATATGGAGATGTGTCATATTATTGATATCATCATAGTTCTCAGCTGCAATAGGAGCAGACACAGCCTTACGATCTAAGAAGACACGATAAGGTTCATCATTGTAGTCTTTGGTATTGTAGGTGAAGATCATTTTCTCCATAAACAGTTCTCCATTTCTGGACAAGAGCATGTAGAAGGTAGAATCAAAGAAACCGCCACCAAGAATAGTTGCACCCTTAAATTCCCAATAAGACCAAGAAGACTGCATTCGAGCTTCTTCAGAGAACAGATATTTGTACACATAGATTCTGGAAGTGTTACCAGTTGTAAGTACAAGTAAGATATGTTCGTTGTTAGATGGACAAATTGCATAGACTCCATTAGGGATAAAAGAAGGCACATGGGAAGACACATCCTGAGCATCTTTCGTACCTACAGTATCATTCATGGTGTAATATTCGTCCATTGAAGAGTATTCAGCTCTCTTAACAATAAAGTACATTCTACGACCAGCTCCTACAGGCTTTACTTCTTTAGCAGAGGTAAATTGAGTAGCTAGAGGAGCAGCTGCGTTCTGAGGTGTCAAGACCCCATCAGTAGAAAGAATGAACTGAGAATTAGCAGAGAAAAGTACCAAATCCTGAGCAAATGGTACAGCGTGATAAAGTGTGTCTACCTCATTATTAGATACAGCTAAATCAATAGGGTCTGTATCCTGTACCTCTACAGCAGACCCCATCCAGAAGTTGAAGAAAGATGCAGACCTAGATAGGATGATATTTTCTCCGCTAAGGAATCCTAAACGATTTCTAAAGAGAAAAACATCATTGATCTTACCATCAACAAATGAAGGTTCAGAGTTTGAATCTTCATCCCCTGTGTCTCTATCCTCCCACTCAGCTGGCTTTACTGTAAACGTACCATCGGCATTTCTGACCATTACATGAGGCATAGTAGCTTTATCATAACCCGCAATAATGCCCGGTTTCGCACATTCCTTCCAGATGTTCTCAGAAGATCTATAGGAGACGTAGTAGTCATCCGAACCAGACCCACTGTCACCTAAGACCTTTACTGTGTATCCGTCTTTGGCTTCTGTAGGTAAGTTCGTGAACTTCTGAGCAGTATGGAAGAAACCAAACATGCCCAGACCATTGAAACCATCAACACATTTTACAGTCTTAATGGTCACATCTGCTTTATGAAGATACAGACTAGAGTTATACTTTTCTACTGTCCAGCCTTTATCAGTGGCAGCATCTCCTAATTTGTCTCTAATGAAGTTCGTATCAATCTGCTTTGTGTCTGCTGCATTGTCCCCATTAGGTGTCGTAAATTCTGCGATTACTTCATCGTTAATGAAAATCTTGTAAGTTCGCCCATACTGACCAGACTTTACATTAACAAGACAACTATGGTCATCCCATTTGTAAGGAACTGGGTCTTTCCCCATTTTAACCACTTTGTCTCTGTTTACGATAAAAGTATAGTCAGCAATAGTAACGAGTCTAAGAGACTTTCGAGGATCATCAACTGTAATATAGGCTTTTCCATCTCCTTCATACTTTACGGTATAGGCTTTCCCATATTCATCCCAGACCTTAGCTGAAGACCCATCAAAGAGCATCACATACTTTTCATTCTCATCTCTGTTTACAATGTGTACCAGAGACTTAGGATTAGTAGGTGCAGCTCCTAGGTCACTTACATAGAGAGTCGGGGGTCTTTTCTGGAGACCAGAAGACTCCGTAGAGAAACCATTGACTTGCTGATCGAGCTGTTCAGGCAACCTAAGAAGATCTGGCTGCTGAGAGATACCAGAGATCAAGTTCTTAATGGTCTGTGAAATTCTAGTGTTCCTCATTAGCGTGCCTCCAGAGTCTGAACTGGCTGAACACTAAACATAGAATAGTCTCCAAGTTCCATTTCATATTCCTGAAGTGCTGCCCATGCTTCCTGTTCCTGAGCCAAAAGGTTCTGACCAATACTGTCATCATCAAGGGTCTGAGACTGGAAGATTCTAGCTGCTTTAGCTACAATGTAGTCTCTAGCAACAGAAGGCATGTAGTCGAAGTCAATAAGACGAATGAGTTCTACTTCAATATCCGAAGTGAATGTGTCTGTTTGATTGTCAAAATCATAGACATATTCGCCCCTCTGGACATACTTAGTCCCATCTGTTCCAACAATATAGAGAATGTCATCCTGCCATTTGATCTTATTCGTAGTCACATCTCTATTCAGCTTTGCTTCATCAACATGATTAAAAGACCAGCCTTTAGACTGCACCTGTCTATTGATCTTCTCAAGGACTCTAATGGCGTTCTCAACATCGACATTCTGGGAGTCTTCAAGAGTATTGACAGGAGCTTCCCCAACTGCTGCTAACATATCATTGATAGCATCTAGGGATTTATTAGATGTAAGAATCATAGTAGCTCCTTTCTTAATAAAATAATAGTTGTGGTGTTCCTTTTGGGACTCGAACCCAAACCTCCCTGCTGGGCGTTCTTCCATTGAATCTAAAGGAACATATAAGAGGCATATGGTACGAGCCATACACCTCTTTCAAATACTTTGAGTATATCTCTATACTCGGTTTAAGTTACACAGCTGCTTCAATGCAACCCATGTAAGCTGCTTCTGGACGCAGACCACCATGACCTACAGAGTAGGATGCAGCGATCATATCAGCCTGAAGTTCTGCACGACGAGCGCGTTCCAGTTTCAGGTCACGCAGTTTCACAGTACCTACAGCGGACTTGTGCATTGCAATGAATACACATTTGTCTTTGTAAGTAGGCGGGAAGACATGACCTTCACCCTGAAGCAGACCATCATTAGCTTCAGCACCACCCATGGTCAGATGCGGGCATTCGATAATATCGAAACCAGCGATACGGAGAATGTTAGCATCGGTAATGGATGCAATACCACCATAATCACGGTTAATAGCCACAAGGGACGCAATAAGAGAGGTACGAGCTTCTGGGGTCATGAAGACATAACGTTCAGACTCCGGAACGTAGTTGTTGGACATCTTTGCTTTGATTTCCAGAAGGGACTGTACAATAGCCTTACCTTCTGCTTCAGTTACACCGATGTCAGCAGCTGCAATCTGTTTGGTGATGATCTCACCCTTGCCGAGACCAGTCAGATTTTCTTTATTCGCTACCACCATTTTGGCTGCTTCTGCAAGAACAGAACCATCCATTTTCAGGGCGAGTGCTTCACCCATCTGTTTGGTGTATTCAGAACGAACATCGAAATGAGACATAGCTTCGTCAATATCTGGAATAACCTGAGAGGTAGCCAGAAGACCATCAATAACGATGACCTTTTCACCAGTCGGAATATTCTTTCGGATGTCATCAAGAGACTTACCCGGTTTCAGATATGCAGCGTCTGCACGCCCAAATACCGGGAACTGAGCGGATTTCAAAATATTCACATGAAGTCGTTACTTTCATGTCGTCATAAAGACTGCTTATAGTCACCTATAAGATTAGACTATATCTTTCAGACACTGGAATGTTCGATTAGATATCTTTTCGCATTTTCTAATCGTTCAATAGAATCTTTGAAAAGACCTAAAGCTGTGTTGCAATTCGTGCAGAGAAGACCCCGGAGCTTTCCTGTCCTGTGGTCATGATCTCCTGCAAAACGAGTGTATCGTGAACTATTTAATTTACACCCACAAATTGCACACCTTCCATTTTGTTTGACATAGGCTTCTTCGTAGTCTTCAGGTGCCCATCCAGTCTGCCTGAATGAACTCAATTTTCTCAGACACTCATTACACTCAGAACGATAGTGTCCAGAATCTTTCCTGAAATAAAACTCAGATATGGGCTTTTCAACTCCACATAACCTACAAACTTTTGTGTCTTTATCTCCCACTTCGGAAGACTTCTTCCTACTGACATTTGCCATAGTCGTTGAGCTTTTTCTCCTTTCGGTAGAACTTAGCTGCTGATTGTCTCCTTTAAGAGAGTTCCCAGCAATTAAAGAGATGTTTAACGAGAAGCAATTCCGCTTTATTTACCACTCGAAATAGTACGAACAATGTGTCTTCCCATAGTTACGGAAGCACGAGTAAAGGCTGCAAGAGTTTCACCTGCGAATACCTTCAGATAAGCACCCAGAGTGTCTTCAGTACCCTGAATAAGACCGGGTTGTGCGACAAGTACGTCTGCCACTAATAAATCAACTCCTTTTTAATAAATTAAACACTGTTTAAGAATTAGCCCAAGAATGTGGACTGCATTGTCATACGCTGTACCTTTTCGGTGTATGCCATATCATTGCCGTAACGTGGGTCATTCATGGCTTTAATCATAGCGTCTTTGCTATTAAAGCCTCTGTTCTCCACCGCCGTAGCACCTCCAAGAATAGAGCGATTAGACGTTCCATATTTAGTTGTCATCTGTGCTTTGTAGCCATTGATAAGAGCGGACAGCTGGGTCAGACTACCAGAGTTGATAGTCTCATTAAAAGCCTGTACATCGGCTTCTCCAAGACCCTTAACGAAATTGCAAAGCTGTCCATAGGCTTCCTGCCCACCAGCCATTTTATAAACTGCATTGGTAAATTCGTTTACCTGTGCTTCAAAGCCTTTGATAAATGCGTTGACTACAGCTTCCGGATAGCCAGCCCCTTTAAGAGCCTCCATAGATTCCTCAGAGAGTTTGCCGTTGTCTTCATACTCTTTGACAAGAGCATCATAATCGACCCCTTTGTTAGTGAGGTCTGCTTTGACTTCATCCTCTGCCTTCTGCTGGGCTTTGACCCCATCTTCGACTTCTTTGATCTCAGCTTCTGGGGTCTTCTCCTCTTTCTTTTCTTCGGACTTAGACTCTTTGTTTTCGGTGTCTACCTTCTCACCATTGTCAGTGATTTCGACACCTTTGTGTTCTTCAAGAGTCTCAATGGCTGCTTTATCAGCAGTCTTTCCTGCGTCAACTACAGTACCAGCGTCAACTTCTGGCGTTGGATTTACGACCTGTTCTTCACCTTCCATAATGTTTATTCCTCCTTGTTAGCTTGCTAACCTTCTTCATTTGCTTTCATCATACCAGCAGCCATCTGAGGTGCTGCCTTTTCAGCCATTGCTGCCATCTGACTCTGCTGCTGTTCCTGCTGGAGCTGTTCTGGGGTCTTAATCAAGTTTTCAGTATTGATAGAAAGACCATTTGCCATTCTCTCAGCCATCACAGTCCAGTTGATAACCTGAGCCATTTCTGGATTCTGACTAACAATCTGACTGAATGTCATCATCTTATTAAAATCGTGTCCACGACCAATAGCTGCCAGACCAGTAGTAATAGTCGGCTCTACCAGACCCTCAAGATCTGGAATCTGACCAGTCCCTTCAAGCTGTACCAAAAGTCTCCTTACGAGAGGCAGCTGAAGCTCCTGAGACAGAATAGAGTAGACACCACCTAATGTGTCTTCCAGCTCCGATGCCACATACCTAATTTCTTCGGCAGTTACACGTTCACCATTTCTCTGGACTGCTGAGTTAAGCATAAATGCAAAAGACAAGCGGTCAGAGAGCATGGTAACAGTGGAAGCTGCCACCTGAAGATCTGCACCTTTGTTGAGCTGAAGTGCCTGTACATCATCGGGTCTTCCCGGTACAAAGCTACCCGATTTAGCCTTTGCGAGCTTAAAGGGTCTTGTGATACCGTTCGGGTTGACCAAGTACAGCACATTAGCACAGATAGCGGACATCTCTACGATAGCCTTAGAGAGTGCTTCAAGAGATCTAAGATCCCCCAGATACTCCTCTACAAAAGATCTACCGTAAGACTCCCCATCCATCTTAACCATTCTTAAAGGAATCCATGGGGTCTTTTCTTTCGGGTACTGCTGTTCAGACCCCTTCACTACTTCCCCATCCACTTCCTGATAAGAATAAAAGACATCATTCTCCAGATAGACATGAGTATAGACAGTGATAATATCTTCCGGCTTCTTCTCTTCACCGTTGTGAGTTACCATAGCCTTTACGTCTTCTGGAAGGGCTGCAAAGGCAATTTTGTCCATAGCAACAAGCTGTACTACGTTACCTAAAGCATCCCTCTGGAGAACATAAGAGTTCAGTTTGTAAAGTTTCATACCACCTTCTTTTGGCGGTAAGAAGAGCAAACAGTTACCAGTCACGACCAATACTTTTATAGCTTCTGCAAGCGTCACTCTGTATTGATGTGTCTCCGCATACTGAATTGCTTTCTGTTCAAGATTAGCTAAAGCCTGTTCAACCTGTTCACGCATTTCAGGCTGATTTGCGAGATCTGCTTCTGCGTCTTCTCCCGGTGTAAGTCTAAAGAAGGTATCATTTGGAGGGAACAGAGCCAACATCAGTTTAGACCCTAGATTGTTTACCCCTCTAGCACCGATACTCTGATATGGAGTGTCGAATGTAGAAGACCCATTAGACCCCTCTTTAGGAAAGAGAGAAGGAATTGTGTAAGTAGCACAATCTTCTGCTCTAGTTACATATGGGGAACGATCAGAAGAAAGTCTCTCATAAATAGACTTAGCGGTCTCTTCATGATTAAATGTAGTTCCTTTCTTCACCATTCACATCACCACTTAAAGGTTCAGTCCTGTGCCTGTAGTACCACCGCCAGAAGCATCAGACCCATTGCCAATCATAAGACTCTTCTTACCCATGGCTTTCTTCTTACGCTTCGTTGCATCGGTGTCTACATTGGTGTCATTATTCTGTGCGTCTGCTGCTGGAGCTGCTGCTGCCCCTGCCGACTGAGTGACAGATGCCGTAGAAGTCCTAGCTCCAAAAAGTTTACCTACAGCTCGAAATGGTGCTGAGATAACTTTACCAATAGCGTGTCCAATACCACCCATAATTAAATACTCCAACCTCCTGTGTCATTTACACTAACTCTGTTATTATTCATACTTTCTGTTCCTCGCCTGATCTGTAGTGCCTGAGAACCTCTTCGCTTCTGCTTCCACATATCCGTCCCACCATAGACAGGAGAGTTCGGGTCTGTAGCTTCAGTAGAAGGGGTCAGCTCTCTAGCAGTGACAGACGGTGTAGGAATCTTAGGTGTCTTCCATAAACACACCCTATCACCTCTCATTCTGCTCCTTTGCTAACGAACGTAAATGATTGATAATATCTCTTGCACCCTTAATGTATCCAATTTTGTACTCTGCGGATTCATCTTTAAGAGAATTTAAGAGCAAATCAAAATCAAACAGGTCATCAAGATACGTTACAATATCTTCATGAACATATGGAATCTTAATTTCATCCACAATGTATACCTCCTCTATTAGGTGTCTCAATTAGTCTCTATAGGGGGTGTCTCAATTAGGTAAGACCCAGACAAAGTTTGGATAAGAGAACGTACATTTGCCGTGTCTCTTATAGAGATTTTCGATCATCTTAGGTTTATCTGTCATAGACGCTCCTGTCTCCATTAAAGAACACCCAAGATCATTAGCTCTCTTCTTCATGTACTTCAAAGCGACTCGACCAAAGCCATGAAAAGCTGTGTCTAATCCTAAGACAAAGAGTTCTTCAAAACAGGTGCGTCTAGTGTACCATGGGGTTACAATATCAAAAGCTAACACACCAACCTTGCGTCCATTGGTGTCCTTAAAGAGAATAAGGTGTCTTGCCTCTGCAATCCAATAGAGGCTATAGTAAATAGCTCCAAACTCAGCAAAGCTCTTTCCCGGTTTGGAATGCAAAGACCTAATCTCATTGTAAACCTTAGAAGCAATGTATCTCATTGTCTCATCATCATTAGAGTCTACTTCGATGGAGACCAGAGAGTTGGCTTTCCGTCCTTCCACTCTGTGTCTCTTAGAATACGAGCGACCCTTGCTTGCTGCAAAGCGTCTTCCTTTGTTAGACCCTTTCGTAGGAATGTCCTCTCTACCGTGTGCCATGATACTCCCTCTTTGTCAAAAATCTTTTCTGCTGTCTTTTCCCCAATTCCCGGACAACCATCATAGTTGTCTGCTTTGTCTCCAATAAGGGTCTGGGTATAGAACCATTTGTCTGCTTCACGTTCTGAGATGTGATAAAGCTCACCCTGAAGGAAGTTGTAAAAGATACCGGGGATAGACCTAAAGTCTTTGTCCCCGGAACTATGAACTTCCTGCCCCTTAAAGTGAGTAGCTAAGATACCTACTACGTCATCTGCTTCAAGGGTCGGAATCATCCTAGTGATGTAGTGTGCTTTAATCCAGTCAAGGACTTCCCGATAGCAAACAGGTTTTCTCTTACCAATTCTGTTAGCCTTATAGGTAGACAAGATCTTTTTTCTGAAATTGGCTACTGGGTCTGAAATGCACATAATGATCCTGTACTCACCTTCATAGTTCAGCTTGTCCAAGATCGTTGTGACAATTCCCTCGACCCTATCGTCAATCTGTGCTTCTGCTTCATGTGCGTCTGCATGGAGTGTCCAAAGACCATCACCCCAGTTGATCTCACGTTCCACTGAAGAGCAAGACACAAAGCAAAGCATATCGGCATCAAGAAGAATGTAGAGCATATTATAAATACCCTTCCTTCTTCAGTAGCTTAAAGCCCTTTGCCGTAACATACCAAGAATTTGTAGCAGTTCCAGAAAGTACAGAAGAGATATGACCACGAGAGGCAGCTTCTGCAATAATAAAGGCATTCTCTCTAGCAAAGTCACTCTGAAGTCTGTACTGCTTCTGCATCATCTTACAAAGTGTCTCAAGGTATTTATTCAAATAGAATACTCCTTTCGTATTAGTGACAGTCATACCAATTTCCTCCTTTCATTCCATCGGTATCCAACTGTACTCTGAAATTAAAATGAGCTTGTGTGTCTCTCATAGCAGCTTGTGCTTCTGCAATAACAATGTCTGCAATCTCCGATGTTCTGCACGCGATCTGCTGCTCGTCATGCACCCAAGCCATAAGAGCAAAATCACCATTCCAACCATGCGTAAGTCCACGAGCTAACAACCTCTCTTCCGTTCTTACTATCCAATACTTACAGACCAAAGCACCAGCCGACTGCAAAAGAAGATTAAGGGCTGAATGGATAGACCTAACATGTAGGTGTCTTCCATCAAGACCCTTTAGGTACTTTCTACGCCACTTAATGATCTTCCCATGGTACTCCTCAGCTATAAGACACTTCTTAATATCATTTCGTAAAGAAGAAATAGAAGGAGTCCCAGCAAGAAATTTCTTTTTGAGTCGTTTCCCATCTGTAGCGTCACCACCTACAATCTTGCCAATCTTAGCATCACCAGCCCCATAGAGGAAAGCATAGATAAATGTCTTTGCTTCATCTCTTGTAGGAAGACCAGCTGCCTTTTGGTTCATGGTGTGGATATCACCATGTACGCATTCATGACCATACTTCCCAGCGTCATAAGGGTATAAAAAATGAGACAGGCACCTAAGCTCCAAAGAGCAAGCATCAATGCCAGCCTGAACCCATCCAGAAGGCACTCCGAACAGACTACGACATTCTTTCCCATAAGGAGAACTGTTATGAGGTACTTGAGTAACATTAGGCTGGCTATGAGTAGCACGACCACTAACAGTACCATTTGGATTGACCCTTCCATGAATCTTGCCATCTCCTTTCACACACTTCAACCATGCCTGTGTCCCATCTGCAAGCTGCCCGAGACGCTTAGTAAGCATTAGTTGCTCTTCAAACAGAGGAGCCAGCACACGAATTTCTTCAGGTGCTGCATCATCTTTCGACATAAAGTGAAAAGTTGTTTCATCTATCTTTAGCCTCCCATCTTCCGCATAAAGCTCTGAATTGTCTGGACTGTATCCATAATGCTGTCTAATGACCCATTCGATCTGCTGCCTAGACCCCGGATTGAACTCTTTGTATCTCTGAATAGGGACACCCGCTTTATAACCGAGTTTCTTATTGTCCCTTTTAGGAATGAATACTTTCCCCGGAATAGGTGGAGCAAGTTCTTTGATCTTTGAAGACACAATAGCTTCACGATCTCTAAGGGTCTTCTCAAGTCTCTTTGCCCCCTCAATGTCAAAGGGGAAGCCATTCTGCTCCTGCTTAGTCATCAGCCACTGAGCCTTATGCTCTAGGTCAATAGCAGCTTCAGGATAATGTTTAGCCAGCTCTTTCTCATAAAGGGCTTCTGTGACAACAACGTCCTGCTTGTTGTACTTCAGCATATCTTCGTTAAACATCGCCCATGCATCTTCTGTGTCTTCTGCATAAGTGCCTTTATAGACACCCAGACGGTAGCCGTAAGCCTTTAAGGTGTGCGACCCAATTAAAGACCCCGGCATTTCGTCACGGTGATAGGCTCTATAGTCAGAATCAGCAATGTTTGAGAAGACAAGTCTAGCCAGAACTAATGTGTCTACAACATTCTTTCTCTTCTCTCTAGGTATATCAAACCATGGATAGATCTTCTGGATAGCTGGAATATCGAAGTTAATGATATTGTGTCCACAAATCCCTTCTCCGTTATTCACAGCTTCCCAGAGTCTCTTTACTCCATCTTCAACCTCTTCGGGTCTATAGCCCTTAACATTATGGTGTCCATCAGATATGCTTAGACAGTGAATCTTCGTCATCGTGTCTAACAGACCGTCAGTTTCAATATCAAAAATAAGCATATCTAATTTCCTCCTTCTATGCTTTACTTACATACCACAAGCACTATAGCCACAACCAACACAATAGCCACAATGCCCTTCAACCTTAAAGAGTTTTTCATGACACTCTGGGCATTCTCTATAGTCAGCATCACCGCTGCAAGTTGGCTTCTTTGGTGCTGGCTCTGCTTTCTTCGGTTCAACCTTTTCTTTCTTCTCTTCAACCCCAAGAATATTACCTCTACGGCATCCATCACGGAACACCGTAATTCCTTTACATCCACTTCTCCAAGCTGCAATGTAGATATTAAATACATCATCCACAGTTGCGTCATGCGGAAGGTTGACAGTAGAGCTGATAGCATTATCTACATACTTCTGCATAGTTGACTGGAGAATGACACGGCTCGCCCATGGGATGTCATGTGCTTCTACGACCCATGGGAACACATCTTTAATTTCCTCTACAGTCATGTCAAGAGGATAACCAAAGTGGTTCAAAAGGTCTTCAATAGAACGTGCATAGACACGGAAATGATCCCCGGTCTTCTCCATCTTATGAGTCGAACGATCATAGAAGAGCTTAAAGATAGGTTCACAACCACCTGTAAAGTTACCCATGAAAAGACTCATCGTACCAGTTGGTGCAATGGACAGAAGAGAAGCATTAGCCATACCATGTTTCATTACACTGTCCAGTTCCTCAGTGGTCATCAGGTCTTTATCAACAGTCGGAAGGATACCTTTGAAGAACTTACCGTAACTACCGAACTGAATAGCTTCCCCTACAGACGCTCTAAGAGCCATATCATGCATGAGCTTTAAGAGTGTGTCTACGAATTTAATAGACTCTTCAGAACCATATTTGATACGGAGAGCTACAAAGGCATCAGAAAGCCCAAACAGTCCCAGACCAATCTGTCTCCAATCATCAATGCACTTCTTATTTTCTGGAAGTGGCTGCTTATCATAACCGTACTTCAGAACGTCATTCAGTGCCATGACACCTTTGACTACCGTTTCTGCAAATGCTTTGTAGTCAAAGAATGCATCAGTCTCGAACTTATTTCGTACAAAACTGTACACGTTAATAGAGCCGAGATTGCAAGAGCTATAGTCAGCTCCAAGAAATTCACTGCATGGATTGGAAGTGGAAATATGATAAGAAGGACGATTAGGGTTAAAATTATGCTGCTGAATCCGATCATTGAATAACACCCCCGGATCTCCCATATCCCAAGCGACTGCACAAAATCTCTTAAAGAACTTCCGTGCATCAATAAACTTCTCAATAATTTCACCTGTGTCTTTACACTCAAAGTGCAGACGGAATTTAGTATCATTCAGAACTGCTTCCATAAACTCATCAGTAAAGAGTACAGAGATATTCATAGATGCAAGTTTTGTACCTTCTTCTTTCAGGTCAAGAAGAGCCTCAACATCTGGATGGTCACAGTTGAGAACGATCATCTCAGCTGCTCTTCGCCCTCTTGCACCAATAATGTTACCAGTGGTGTTGTAGAGTTCAAGGAAAGACACAGCACCTGTAGAAGTCTCTGCCGCATTTCTGACCTTTGCTCCCTTTGGTCTAAGTTTGGAGATGTTTACACCAGCTCCACCACCACGAGAGAAGATCCTAGCCATATCTGCATTGGACTTATAAATAGATGTAATGTCATCTTCTGGCATTGGCATAATATAGCAGTTAGAAGAAGAAGCCTTAACTTCCGGTCTTCCTGCCATATAAAGCGTTCTACCACCAAAGCAGAACCTACCTTCTTCCAGACTCTCTTTAACAAAGTCGTGAAGTTCTGGGCGTACAATAGACGCTACTCTTTCACAAAATTCTTCTGGAGTTTCTTCTGAGTTCTTAGCATACTTTGCCTTAAAGATCCCCATAGACACTTCCCGATCTTCCCAAGATACTTTCATATATTCCTCCTAGTTATTAAAATGGACAATCATTGTCATCCTCATTATCTTCATCATCATCAAAATCACTCAGTCGATCAACTGCTGTGAGTCGGTCTGTGTCTCTATCATAGAACAAATAACCAGCAATCCCTGTCTCGCCTGTCCATCTATTCTTCAGGACTCTGACTCTCACAAGGTTCTTCTTTCTACCATCTGCTTGCTGATTTCTTTCCAGACCAATAACTGTGTCTGCCAGCTGTGCAATAGCTCCAGACCCTCTGAGCTGAGATAGAGAAGTAGCCCCACCCTCTTCGTGAGACTGCTGATCTGGAACTCGCCTAAGATGTGAAATGACAATAAGACCAACGCCTGTCTCTTCGACAAGTGATCTCATAGTAGTCATCAACACATCTATCAGCTTTCGTTCGTTGTCTCCTTCAATACCAGAGACAGCGATAGATACATGATCTAGTATGATGAAATCACATTTTTCACCTACTGCCATATACCTAATTTTGTCCATCAAATTGTCACCTTCAAGTGACCCAAAGTGTTCATAAAGAACATAGTTACCAGTCCCCATTGTCTTGTCAAATGCAGCTTTGAACTCTTCATCAGATAATCCCTGACGATTGATGTAGAGTCTTTTGCCAGCAGCTATTGACATAAGACCTTTGACTGTACGCTTAACGTTCTCTTCAAGCATCAGCATGCCCACTTTAAGATGTTTGTCAACACCCATATCGTAGGCAAGCTCTCTGACAAAAGTTGTCTTCCCAACACCAGTACCAGCGGTAAGGACTGTCAGTTCACCTTTGCGAATACCCATGGTCATTTTATTGAGATCAATATCCCATGGATACGGATAGCCTTCATCGTTATCATCTTCCTTTGAGACTTCATCCCATGTGTCTTTACCATTGATAATGCCATCGGGCATATATAGTTTTGCAGACCAGATAGCTTTGATAACATCCTGTCCCTTACCATTAAGCAAACATTCATTCGGGTCTTTGAGAGGGAGATTGGCTACATAAAGCTTGTTTGGCTTCAGCAACCCCTCAATGCTCTTTACACCCTGCCTTCCTGCTTCGTCCATGTCAAACATAACGATGACCTGTTCAAAGCTATTCAGCCAATCCATGTTGGCTTTGAAGACCTTTTTAGCAGACCCAGCTCCTAAAGGTAAGGACACAACAGGGTACTTGTTTCCCTGAAGTTGCGAGACAGTCAGGCAATCAATCTCTCCTTCGGTGATGACTAACTTCCTACCACCACCACCAGCCCACTTTTGCTGTCCATAGAATCTATTGGAGATGTCACCTCTTACTTTGAAGATCTTGTTAGCAAACCTGAGCTTCTGCCCTATGATCTTTCCTTCATCATCATAGTAGTTTGCTACCTGTGACCATCCCCCCTCCATTCGGACTTTGTAGTATGAGTATGCCCGACACGTTTCTTCTGTGATACCTCTAGCTCTCAGTGAGTCCAGTTTCATGTTCTCAATAGGGATGATAGCCTTTGTCTTAGAAGACCCCACTCCCTTAGACTCCTCTGCTCCGTGATAGGTATGACACGAAAAGCAATAAGTGTGTCCATCGCTATACTCACAGAGAGCATCATGAGAACCACAATCAGGACACGGAAGATGAACCCTAATTGTGGTACTCTCTTCATGCTCCATCTTTAATCAATCCTCCAAATCACCAGCATCTTTAATTTCCATAATCTTTGCATGTGGATACTTAGAAGCAATCTCTTTGACAGCTTTCTGGACTGCCGTAGACACTTCCTCTTCTCTTGCTGTGTCTATAAGAATAGCAAGAGCTTTTTCTGTATGCTCGAACCACCAACCAGCATATGCATATTCAACACGATCAGCTTCCACCCGACCATTAGCTCTAATGATAAAATGGAAACCTGTATCAAGACCTCCTCTCCGCATGCTCTTTGTCCTAAGAGACTCAAGCCCTACACCATGCAAATCTTTCTTGACAATGTAAATATAGTTGGTGGCCTCTCTTTTGCGGAACTTTAAGTTCACAAATGCCATCTAATTCCTCCTTCCCCTATTAGGTGTCTCAATTACCTTTCTTCTTTGGAATCAAGCCTTTAATAGACCTCTTTTTCTCTCTCAACCATTTGTCTGGAATCCATTTGTCTGCATATTTGAATCCGTACTTTTCACACCAGTCAGCATAGGTGGTCTTAGACCCTTTGTAAATATGGGTCTTAGACGAAGAAAAGACAAATCTAATATCCAGTTTAGGATACTGCTTCTGAATAAGCAGATGTTTCTTCCGATCGTCAACATCAAAGACACCTTTTGTCTCTATAATGATACCATTAGGTAAGACAAAATCAGGTGTATAGTGATGAGGAGATGCCGGAATCTCATAAGGAATTTGGTACTCCTCATACTTTGCATCAATGTCAGCATCCCGAAGTTGGGCTGCTACTTTGTCTTCCAGCCCAGACCTATAGGTAGCATCTACATGTTTAGACCAGCCACCTCTCCTGCTGAAAAACTTCTTCATATGTTAGAACTCTCCATCTTCATCGGTGTCTTCTTCGCTGCTATCTACAAACGGAGAGTCATCTTCTTCTTCAGGTGCAGAGAAGCCCCCTTCTTCTTCACCGAAGCCATAGCCCTTAGCATCCTTCTCACCGTATTCTTTGAGGTCGATAATCTGCACTGCATCAAGACGCAGTTTGATACCGTTGACCACCTTAGAGATCCAGTATGGCACAAGAGTATATGCGACTTTCGCAATAGTACCATTACCGATAGACAGTGGGTCTTTGATCGGCTTCCCATGGGCATCGAAGACTGGGATAGTCACCTTATGCATCTCACCAGATTTGGTCTGATAGTGAGAGTTTGCCTTAAACTTAAAGACAATATCACCATCTTTGTCTTCACGGTAGCCGAGGAACGGTTCCGCAGACCACTTCTGCCCCGGTTTCAGCTTGATGGAATGTTTAGCCTTCTCAAGTTCGGCATCAATCACCGCCATGAGAGCATCGGTTTCTTTCTGATCAAATTTGATATTGACCGTATAGCCTACGTCTTTACCTTCATAAGTTTCAGGTTCGTAGATATGCGGAAACAGAAGACTCCCCTTTGGAGTTACACCAGTTGTAAAATCACGTTTTGCCATAATAATTATTTATCTCCTTTCAAATCAGTAGAGCCAAAACCGCCATTTCCTCTTTCGGTTTCGCCCAATTCATTTACTTCTTCAATGTTGAATGTGGGGTCTTTCACCAGAATAAGCTGTGCAATGCGTTTTCCTTCAAGGGCATAATAGACCTCATTGGTATCGTTAATGACCAGCAGTGTGATCTCTCCTCTGTAGTCGGAGTCAATAATGCCTGTGCAGTTTGCCAGTCTAATGCCACGTTTGCCCCACGAACTACGGATATGGATTTCTCCATGATACCCTTTAGGAATCTCCATAGCAATGCCAGTGTACACTTTTGTCACTACATGCGGAAAGAACGTAACAGGGTCAGACACAGCAAGATCAAACCCTGCTGCTCCTTTAGTCATCTTCTTTGGAATGAATGCATGTTCATACATCTTTCTGAACTTTAGGGTTGGAAGTTTCAAATTCTGTTACTCCTTTCGCAATAAATTCACGAGACAACGGACACTGAGACACAATTTCTCTGCAAAAATCTCTCCACTCTGGCAGTCTGTGATTGTGTCTCTGCTTCAGAATGGTCTTGAGCTGTCTATAGTTAGTCGTGACTCTGGCGGTCAGGTGCAGACCAGTAGGACAAGAGTACAGCAGTGTCAGGAAATTGACTTTGCTGGGGTCTTCATTGTACCGCTTCTGAAGTACCTTCAGACGGTTCACAATCTCTGGGTCTGTGTATGGCGTGAAAGCTGTATCAAGTTCCATCTTCACCAGACGATGCATAGTAGACTGACTGGAGACAATCTGTGCAAAGTGATAACGCTCGAACTCAGTCCACATTTTGATAGTGCATGTCAAGTCAAAAGACACCACGATACCACTAAGGAAGTTATCATGCCCTTCACTAGAGGCATGACTTGCCAAAGACACAGCTCTCCTCCAATCAAGGTCATCAATGTATCGGTGCTGGGCATCAAAGTCAAGAAATGCCTTCATCGGATATCCCGATGCACGAATGCTATTATTCATATCGTACACCTGAAGATTTGTAATTCTCATAATTATTTCTTCTCCTTCTTAATTTCTCCTAAATAAATATCTGGGTCTGGCAGATAATAGTTAGGGTATGGATTCGGTAAGATCTCGCCCTTTGTCCAGATGATGGCGATAATCAGGTAAAAAAATCCAAAGCAAAATGCAACAGTCACAATACAGAACAGGAATTTCACTAACCTATGCGGGAAATAGTAGCCCGCATACAGAAAGACAGCAGTTAAGATAGCTGAGATAATTCCGATAATGATGCATTGTTTCTTAGTCATTTTTCTTCTTCCTCTGGCTTAAGTTCAATAAGAAGCTGGGTCTTTACATGCAGTTCAGTAGAATCTTCACCGTACATATCGGAATCTCTAAGATATGTATTGACCCCGGGATGAATTGCTTCAACGTTCAGGTTCAGGACTTCATCTGGAGACAAGAAAGCTCTCTGCCCATAGCCCCAAATGGCATCCTTACGGCGTCCAAAGACCAGAATAGAATAGTTGTCTTCATCTGCGTTAGTCAAACCCAGAATGTAGTTGTCTGGAATGACCGTTAAGAGTTCTCTAAGTTTCATTTGTGTTCTCCTTCTTTCTTTTCTACTGGACTTTCACACAGCCCCAGTTCTCTAAGCTGATTAGCATACCATGCGATCTTTCCGGCGGTATCTGCTTTGTCTCCTTTGCGCCCATAACGATACGCATATTTGATGATGTTGCCCCAAAGGAAGCCTTCATACTGCTCCCGATGCATGAGGTGATTGATGATGTCAATAGCTTCTGGAAGCCCCTTGACTCTATAATGAGCTGGGTTAATGGCATCTTCTACCCTCTTATACGCCCCATCTTCCATACGTTCAATAGTGCTTTCGTCTCTCTTATCCTCTGCATTAAACCATCTCTTGATCTGATTGCTTTCATCATCTTCATCCTCTCCGAGTTCCTTGAGAACATCTGGAAGAGCCTTTGCAGCAGCTTTAGGGTCAATATGATAGATACCCATTTCAGGCTTCTCTCCACCTACAGTATACTTCCCATCTTCTGTGAAATAGTCAAGAGCACCCAAATGTTTATCATCCCAATTTACTGTAATTGGGAAGACATCACCAGCTTCGCCCTCAGTATCTGTTACTGTGCCACCACCAAAGTAGGGAGACCAAACACGCTCTCCGACCTTAAATTTTCTGTCCTCAGCACTCATTTTTTCTTCATCTGCCTCCATCTTTTTTGCAATGTCATAGTTAATTACTCCTGCAATCTGTCCCATTTCTCCTTCATCCTCGTCCTTGATAATGTCATATTCAGGGTCAGGGTACTGTGTATGAAACTGTCCATCCATTGTGTAATACTCATAAGCATAGATGGAGTTTGACTCTCTATCAATCCAACGGACTCCAACAGGATAATTAGCTTTCTCAGGGTCTGCAATTCGAGCTACAACACCCTTGCCAAAATGGGCAGACCAAACATGATCTCCAACCTTAAACTCTCTTTCCATGTTTCCTCCCCTCTAAAAGGTACCTAGAATGCTCTCAAATGCTCTCAGAAGCGTCCGCAAGTGTTCTAAGTATAATTTACTTACTCACCTTTGAGAAACGCTCTAAAACGATTTAAGAGCTTCCTATGATTGTGTCTCCTCTTGACCACTGTGATCTTGAGATTGGAATCCTTGCTAGTTCCGACCAGCAGATAGCCGTCTTCTGTAAAAGAACTTGTAGTCTCCATAAAGGGTTTATCTGGAAACCATTCGACAATGATAGGGTAGACACAATGCTCCTTGAGAATCTTTGTTATCATACCATAGCCGTGAAAAGGTGCATAGACCAGATCTCCCTCTTTGAAATGTGTTTTAGTAGCAGTCATCTAACGTCCACTCCTTGTCATTCATAATCTCTACAGCGTACTCAAGACACTTACTAAACTCATTCATGCATGAGGTGGGTCTAGTACCACACTTGTGTCCCTTTGTAGTAGCGATAATGCAAGCAGCAGTGTAGCCTGTAAGTCGCTTTGCAATGAAACTCAAGTTACCTTGGCAGCCACCAGTGAACTTAATATGTGTTACACAATATTCATTTGGCACTACCTCAGTCCTATCAAAGTTTGCTACAGGAGTCAAGGTGAACTCAATCTGCCAACAACATACTCCTTTTGGCTTAAAAGTAAAGTGCATAATGTCAACCTCCTTTAATCATGCTCTTTCTCTATTAGGTGTCTCAATTACTAACTGAGAGACGTTCTCAGTTGCACCAGCCGAAGGCAATGGTATCAGACACACAGATCTAAGACACAAAAAAAGACCCCATACCTCACCAGTCCTTTTTGGTGCGGTATGGAGTCTTGTAGATCTTCTAACTACTAGCTACTAGCTATCTATCTAAAGATCTATATATTAAGTATTCTTTAAGATATCTTAATATATAGATATTTAAGATAGTATATAGTAGATAGATTTAAGGTAACTAGTAAGACTCCTTATGATATCTTTAAGATATCTTAAAGAGTCTTCTCCTTTCCCCAATAGGTGTCTCAATTAGGCACCGTAGGGGATGTCTCAATTTCTTAGTGAAATGCGTAAAGGCTACTCAGAACTTCATGGATATCAAAAGACCCTTTGCTTGGAAGTTCAGGAAGTTCCTTTTCGGTCAGGTGCTGGACTTCTTCTGCAAACTCTTTAAGTACGTCATGGGTCGTATAGAGCTTCACAAAGCACTCTCTTACGGTCTTGAACATCTTTTCGGCATCTTCAAGAGTCGTACCATAGCTATCGTGAATCATAGCAAAATGGTTAATGCCTTGATCTTTTGCAGTGCATACGGTGAACTGTAAGTGACTAGCATCCATGCTATGAATGAAGTTAGGTGAAATGGAGTTCTCCTGCTTCTTCTTCTTTACATCACCTAAAGTATAAGGAACATAAATTCTCTTCTGTGTCTGTGCAAAGCGAAGTCTGTAGACCTTATTCTTGGTTTCAAGGTACGGTTGATGGATAATAAGACCCATTGGAGTTGTCCACTGGACTACATTGCCATTCTTGCAGACCATTCTAGTCACCTTCTGAAGCCATTCCATTCCTTCAACTGCCTTGACTACTACTTTGCCTACTGCATCCCAAATCAGCTTTGCCATGTATGCTGCTGCTGGCTTGGCATTGTCTTCGGTAAAGACTCCTTCATCAAGGTGTGGTTCAATGGTGTCAACATAGACCTGTTCTTTGAAGCCATATTCCTTAGAACCATATGCAAGGGTCATGACTGATCTCTTGGTGACTTTTCTATTGACACCAAAGTTTAGCCATAACTGAGCAAGGGTCTTAGTCCCCAGCTTCTGTCTGTTCTTGTCTTCATCCCATGTGTCTGCTGTACCCTGTTCTGAATCATGTTTTAGGACTTGATTTACTACCTGTGCTACACGACCATAGATATCTTGAGGTTTCTCAGAAGGCTTGAGGTTTACTGCTTCAGCACCAACAGGATCTCTAAGAATTGCTGAGAAATGCTGAAGACCAGAACATGTTCCATCAAAGGCAATTGGTACACCAGTAGACCAGCCAACAATAGACCCATGAATTGACTTGTAGTCAATCATCTTCTTGTACTCAAAGCAAAACTGAAGAAACTCAAAGGGGCAATCAAGGTTTCCCCACCAGTCCAACATAGCTATAGGGTCTGCTGCGGTGTCAAGGATATTGCGTTCGTTGTCCTTGACCCATTTGATCTCATCAGTGAAAGACACCTTGTCGATCCCTGCAAACTCAGCTCCTGCGATCAAGAACCATCTTTCACTAGATGGGTCTGTTACCTTCGGTGCATCTGCAAACTGGATAAGACCCTTATTAAGGTCATCCCCTTGAAAACTAAAGGATGGAATAGGGTAGATACGACCACGGAAATCCATGTTACAAGGAAAGTAAATTCTATCATAGTCCTTGAAGCGATCTGCGGTCTTGATGTTAGCTAAGACCCTTATCATCTTACCTTTACGGCTTGACTCTTTCTTGTACTGGAGAAACATCTTGTGCTTGTGTGCTTTGAGTTCTTCCGGTGTCGGATTCTGAATAGGTGGAAGACCCTGATAAGGTTCGGTGCTAGGAAGTCCGGCACGATCTCCCCCCATCTTGACAATTTCATGAGCTACTTCAAGCACTGCCTTGTCAATTTTCCATGGAGTTGACTGGATACTATTAAGAGCCTTAAAGGGCTTTGAGAGGTCAGCAGACTTGAGCTTCTTGAGATATTTGTCGTAGTAGTAGCCCCCATCCTGAAACCTATAGAGACGTACTGCACTATTAAATACTGCAAGTTCTCCATAGTATCCACCTACATCAATGCTAGTCCAGTCCTTTGGTGGGACAATAGTAGGACATGTTTTATAAGCATGAAGTAAGGTATAGTCCGTGTTAGCTTGCCAAATGTCAAGGAATTTCTGAGTAGCATGAATGTCATCGGTAGACCCACCAACTGACTTGAGTGCAAAGAGGTCTGTAGAGGCAAGCAAGACCTCTACCAGCTTGCTTCCCAAAGTCATCCACTCCGCTCTCTCAAACTTCTTGGGTTTCCATGGAATCTCTGCATCCATGACTTTCTTTTCAATCTGCTGAACGTAGTAGCGTCTGTAGTAGTCGCTATTGCGTGTCTTGAGTCCCTTTGCGATACCTACAGGAATGTTTGTAAACTCAAACATCTTCCTATTATTCTCCTTGAGCCATTCCTGAAATTCAGCACTATTGATAAACATCTGATAGTTATCGGACTGGAGATAGTTCAGAAACTCCTGCAAGTGTACTTCATCCATGATCTGCTGTCCTGTACTCTCTCCTACATTGGAAAGCATGGTCTGATTTTTGTCTTGGGGCATCACCAACTGATTGATGACGTTAGACAAGAGGGACAGACACAAGATAGAAATGAATGTGTCTTCATCCTCAAACTGTGCATGGGCGTACTTCAAGAGCTGATAATACATGGGCTTTACGCCTCTTTTAGGTGTCAACTGGACACCGAGCCATGCTTTCATGTTGTTTGCAAGGTTATTGTACAGATGGTTAATAAGACCACTGCCCATAGACGTATGAGAAGCATCCCCATTCTGTTCCTTGTAAGCGAGTGTTTCCTTGAGTTTGTCCATCGCCATGTTGCGATATTCATTTTCAAGTTTTAACTCATCATCTAACGTAACCATGGTATCACTCTTTTCTTTAATTGAATTAAATTGAATTAAATTGAATTAAAGACACAGATAGGCAACTAGCTACTAGCTACCTATCTAGGTGTCTTGATATCCTTTTCTCTAATAGGTGTCTCAATTACTCAAAGACCAAATCCATTGCAATATTCCTAGCTACCACGCTATCCAACATGGCGGGGAGTTCCCCCTTCTCTTCATCGTAGGTCTTCCAGTGGTCGATCATCGCGTCACTTGCCCCCAACAGTTCAGCCACTTCAATGATGATAGCAAGTCTTGCCCAATCAGTCGTATCACCATGCAAGGTCATGTGATATCTCTTGAGGTCATCCATGATTTCACGATAGTGGCAGTTGCAGATATTGATAAGCCACCACCATGGCTTCTTAGACACAATCTCACTTGCTACGATGTTGGCGATGTCCCAACTGTAGCAGAGGTGACAAGTTTCATAGTTAGCCAACAGGTCAATAAGCTGACCCTTGATAACATCTTTAAGTTCCATAGCACTTTCTAATTGTCTCATGATATTTTCCTCCTTGGTCATAATAAAGACCCCCTAGGCAATAGCTACAACGAATACAATAAGAAGACCAATAATGATAGCCGTGATAATTGGTGAAGTGAAGACCCCTGATAGGACAAGCATGGATAGACCCACCAATAACAGGCTAGTCATGATAAGAAACTTGACCATGATTTACCCCTCTTCCTTGATAGGCATGTAGTGTTTTGTTACCATGCCAATATTCAGTGTTGCGTTAATCTTTGTGTTGTGTTCCATGATGATTATCTCCTTCTATGTGCAAATCATGTGATTGTGATTACTGATTGTGTCCCCCTGTGAGTAGGGGTCTTCCTATGGGTTCTTTCGGTATCCCATCCCCTAGCATTCATCGCACTGAATGCCGTGCTATTTGCGCCCCCTAAGCCATTGTGAGAGGTTCGGGTAAGTGTGCCATTTTGTCCGGTCACACATCGCAATACTATATGATGTTGTCAAAGAACTGACCCCGAAAGGTTCACACCGTTTGGCTTTCGTCGTTGGTGATTGTCCTTTCGTTGTCTGTATCATATGCCTTTACGCGCAGAAAGTCCAATAAACAATTTGACACGTTTTGATTAGAGCGTTTCTAATGTTCAGTGTATCGACACAATTCGATATAGTCCGGTGCGGTGTGGTGCAGATAGG